TATTTATAATGAAAAATCAATACTATGGTTTTGAGCTGAAAGATATGATAAGGCAGTTTATTACTGCCTTTAATAGTATTGTAATAAACAGGTATAATAAAAGTAAAACTGTTGTTGATCAGCTCAAGGTTGGTTTTTATTATGGACCGAAGGAAAGAGCACTTCATGATGTAGTAAATAAGGCAGGTTCTTTAAAATTACCGGTTGTCGCTGTGCACTATACATCTATTAATCGAGACCCAGATAGAGTCTTTAATAAGATACCGGGTTTTTATTTTAGTAAAGCACCAACAGTAAGTGCAGGAGCTCTTAATTCTGATCATTTAAAAACTCCGCTACCAGTTAATGTAGGTATCAACATGTCTATTATGACGAAATTTCAAACAGACATGGATCAAATTATTAGTAACTTTGCTCCCTATAACAATCCATATATTATAATGAGCTGGATTATACCTACATCCCAAAATCTAGCTAGTAATTATGAAATTAGATCTGAGGTATTATGGTCAGGAGATATAAGTTTAGACTATCCAATTGAAGTATCTGGTACTCAACCTGCAAGAGTTATTGCTAACACAAGCTTTACAATTAAAGGCTGGTTGTTTAAAGGTCCTGCAGCAGAAGATACAAAGAATATTTTCACAATAGATCAAAAATTCGTCCCTGTAAGTGGGTTTGATTATGAGTAAATTTATAAAATATAATAGTACGTTAACTAATGTTACGTCGTTTAGTGCCAACTTTGATACGAGAGAGTTATCTGCACGACCCGAGTTTTCAAATGACAATACATATACAACTCTTACATGTGGCTATTCTGGTAGTAGGACGTTTACTGGGTATGGATTTGATTCAGTAGAGGGTGTGCTCTTAAGTGCAACGAACAATGCTTTGGTATTTACAAGCGCAGCGAGTGGTGATTTTGTTAACTGGCCGGTCTCTGGATTTACGTCAATTTCTTCCTTATGTGACGGTGCGACGTTAGATCCTGCACTTTCAGGACTGCTTTTTAGCGACTTTACCCTAAATAACTATAATAGTATGACTGTAAATTTCCCAACGTTAACAGCAACAGGATCCATTGATGTTATTGCATTAAATGCTGCTGGTTATGGGAGTTTAGTGAAAGACATAAACACAACAATAACAATTAACTAATATGGCAGACGACGGAAAAAAAGGAACATTTGGTAGAAATTTACAAAAGTTTATTTCAAATAACTTACCGTATAGATCACCTGCGGCTATTATTGATGATGTAGCAGCTGAGAATCCAAAGTTCAAAGAATTTTATAAAGCAGGAACGGTACGTAAAGAGTTACTAGCTCAACACTCTGTAATCGCCCCTAAGCTCCCTGAAGGTTCTCATCCTGTAGGCTCCTTCCTTGCTGATAAAGCATACAATGAGTTAATGTATGCGACTCTAGACGTAGATAAGTATCGTAGAGTTAGAGATTATCGTACAATGGCACAATTTGCTGAAGTAGCAGATGCGTTAGATGAAATTTGTGATGAGTTCTTAAATGAAGATGAGCATGGTAACATGATTACACTTGCTATGCGAAACGTTGTAGGAGATTTCGACCCATTAGTAAGTAAGCAATTACACTCAGAATTTGATAAATTTATTAATCTTTTTGATCTAAAAGAAAATGCATGGGAGTATATTCGTAACTTGTTAGTAGATGGTGAATTATATTTTGAAAATATTGTTCATGAGAAACATCTTAAAGAAGGTATACTAGGTGTTATAAATGTACCAGTACAAGCAATAGACCCTGTTTATGATAATTATCAGAATATGCATGTTAAAGCGTATTTGCTTCGTAAGATGAAACATCATAAAGAAGCTGACGATAGTCAAGATGTATACGCTGCATCTCAAGATAAAGATTTTATACCAATGGAAAAGAACCAGGTTACGTATATTAACTCTGGTACTTGGAACGAAAATAAAACATTTAGAATACCATTTATTGAAAATGCAAGACGAGCTTACAGACAGTTATCTTTAATTGAAGACTCAATTATTATATATCGTTTAGTAAGAGCACCAGAAAGGTTGGTTTTTAATGTTGATGTAGGTAACATGAGCCCACCTAAAGCAGAAGGCTATATTCGTAAGCTTATGCAGAATTATTGGAGCAAAAAGGCGTTTAGTCTTGATGGAGACAACAGAGTCAATTCTTTTAATCCTCAATCTATATTAGATGCTTATTGGTTTCCAAAAAGAGAAGGTAGTACAGGTACAGAAGTTAACACATTACCCGGTGGTCAAAATTTAGGTGAGTTGCAAGACTTAGTATACTTTGTTAAGAAGTTGTATAAAGCTCTTAAGGTACCTACTAATAGGGTAGATGTAGAAAATTCTCAATATAGTGCCGACGCTAATGTATTGCGCGAAGAGCTTAAGTTCGCAAATTTTATTGTTCGATTACAGCATCAGTTTGCTAAAGGATTAAAAGAGTCTTTTGTTACTCACTTAAAACTTAAAAACTTATGGCAACAATTTGAATTGAGAGAGAACTCGTTTGATTTACAATTTACTCCACCGCGTAATTATTTTGAATTACGTAAACAACAAATACTTGATCTTAAAGTTAATAACTTTAACACTCTTACATCTAATGAATCTATCTCAAAAGGTTACAGCCAAAAAGAATATCTTGGTTGGACTGATGAACAGATTAAAGCTAATAGAGAGTGGTTACGTAAAGACGCCGCACTACAACATGAGTTGGAAGGTATTCGTAGTGGTGGTGCCGATTGGGCAGCAGGTGGTGGAGCCGCTGGGCCCATGGGTGGTGGAGCACCAGCGGGACCAGGAGGAGAAGAAATGCCTCCTGATATGGGTCCGGACGCAGCCCCAGATGCAGTAGGAGATGAAGCCCCTGCTCCCGAACCAGTACCTACTCCTGGTGGGGAAACTTCAGCGTTGCCGACATAAATAATTATGTGGCAACAGATACCTGGTCAGATTCATATTTAAGTGCTGGTGGTTTAGTATATTCTACATATCTTGCAAATCAAGTTACTACCTACCAGCGACTCGCGGATAGAATATCGTATGCTCTTGGTTGGCCTATTGTTAATTTAGAGTTACACGGTAATCAGATATATACAAATATTGCACAATCTGTTGAATTCTTTAGTAAGTATGCAGGTTATACAGAAGAGCATTTAGTTTTCGATAGCGATAAGTATACGCGAGGCAAAGGCCTAGATATTGCTGAGCTATTAACTATTACTCCAGAGTTAACAGCAACGTATGAATCTACAATTGAAGTAACAACAAGAACTACTACAGAGGTTGCTACTACTACGGCGAAAAGTTTTGACGCAGATAGTGAAGGTACGTTTATTTCTTTATTTGAATTCAACGTAGGGGATGCTGCCGTTGATCCATCTGAATATACATTTACAGTTACACTAGCAGATTCAAACGCTCAAGTATCAAAGGCATTAGTTATTGCTGTATCAGGAGATACCGGCAATAATCAGTCTGCTGATGTAAGCTTAACTCAATACGGTGATGTATTTACAACATCGACTGAAATTTTTGAAGTAAGCTCTATCCCTGGATTATCTAGTGAGCAAGTTGCTGGAAGTTATACTAATGCTGTTTCAGTAGGTATCGTGTTAGGTAGTGAGATGACAAAAGCTGGTTCTGTAAATGCTAACAGAAACTCGGTTTCTACTGATGCCACCACTACTCAACAATTAACAACACAAAAACCAATTATTGGTAATTTTGATGACTTAACTAGACAAAAGCGAAAAGTTATAGATGTTTATAGTCACAATGAAGCTAGTAGTGATAGTTTAAATACTCTTTTTACAATTGAACAAACATTAGCCCAGCAAACATATTTTAGTTATGCGATGGGTAACTACGGTTTTGATTTAGTTAGTTGGTATATCTTAAAACAATGGTTAGAGACACGTGAAAAAATGCTCTCGACAAAACGCTATTTTACATTTAATGAAAGAACTCAACATTTAAATTTAATACCAGAACCTAAAACTGGTGAGCGGTTTTACGGTTGTGTGAGTTGTTATGTAGAAAAACCTATTAGAGATATAATTAAAGAGCCATGGGTGTTTCAATATGCATTAGCTTTAACTAAAATTACATTAGGTCGAGTACGTGGTAAGTTTGGTAATGCACAGTTGTTCGGAGGTACTAATTTAGATACATCTATTCTTCAAGAAGGTTTACAAGAAAAGAAGGAGCTTGAAGAGATGATGACAACTGGTAGTTCTACTGGTTTCGGCGATGGCGCTCCTCCAATGTTTTTTGTTGGGTAATGGCTCCTCACAAAAAAGGTGATTTCAAGAAAGGTATATATCGACCGATATATAAACAAAAGTTTTTAGGCAAAAAATTCCCGCAATATAGAAGCTCGTGGGAACTTCATTTTTTTAAATGGTGTGATTATAATCCCAATGTATTAGAATGGACGAGTGAAGGTATAATAGTACCGTATGTAAGTCCTTTAGATACTAAGACTCATAGATACTTTGTTGATAATAGCTTAGTGTTAAATGAGCGAGGAAAAAAGCGAAGGTACTTAGTAGAGATTAAACCATACAGTCAAACTCAGCGCCCAGTAATGCGTGGTCGTAAGAAGCAAAGTACATTTTTACACGAGCAGGCTACATATGATGTTAATCAAGCGAAATGGAGAGCCGCTAAGCAATGGGCAGATGATCACGGGTATAAGTTCCTTATTTTAACAGAAAGAGAACTATTTAGCGGAAAAAGCGCAAAGAGATAATAAATAATTTATAAGATTATGTCATTTAAGT